CAAGCCAGTAGATAAACCAGCTGGGGAAGAAATGCTTGAAATACCAGCACTTACTAAAATTTATGGGTTTGAAAAAGGAACTAAACCAAGGGTTAAGATTGTTGAATTTCAAGATGAAGAAGATCCAGAACGCTTAATTGTATTAGCTTATGAATGGTTAAAACAAAATAGTAGGGTTCAAGTTGAATATAAAGCAACAGTCAGAAATGTTGGTAATTTAGATTTAGGGGACACTGTTGGAGTATTCAACCCTAAATTAGGAATTAAATACAAAACAAGAGTTTTTAAGGTTGTTAGAAACCTTACAGACAACAAGCTTACTGAATTTGGTATTGGTGATAAGGTGACAAGTTCACCATTTAGCAGGACTATAGAACTTGCTAAAGATGTTAAGAATTTTCAAAACGATACAATATATTGGTTGGATCAAATACGAGAAAGATTATCAGATAAGTTTTTAAATGAAGACGGTTATAACTATGATTTTAAAGCCAATAATAAATATGAATTACCAGCGGGGTATTATTCTTTTGATAAACCAATAGATCAGAACCCAACCAAGGTAGTTTATATGGGGGCTGGTAAGATTGCTATAGCTAACACTAAAAAACCCAACGGAGAATGGAACTGGAGAACATTCCTTGATGGTGATGGGGCTACACTTGATTTAATCAATGCGGGAATACTGAAAGCTGGACGAATACAAGCGGCTGATGGTAAAAGTTATTGGGACTTAGATACTGGAGAATTCCACCTGGAGCAAGGGATTGTTGAAAAGACATTCAAGAATATTGTTGAAGGTAAAACACAAGAAATTGTTGATGAAGTTAAAAAAAGTATTCCGAATATGGAAGGGCTTAAAGGAAAAGATGCTTACATACATAAAAAGTATTCTAATAACGCTGATGGTCGTGATATGAATAACGACTCTAACTCTAAGTATATTGGTATCTATAGTGGTGATAAGAAAACCCCGCCATCTGATCCTAAAGAATACAGCTGGACTAGAATACTGGGAGAAGATGGAATTTCAGCATTTAACTTTAACTTGTTGAAAGATACTTTAATTAAAGATAGTAGTGCTTATACGTTGAATGGCGCGAACCCTATTATCAATGAAAAAGATTATAACGAGAAAAACTCTGTTGAAATTAATAACAACGGGTTAACTAGAAATTCTTGGAAAGGTATTTCATTTAGAAGTGACAAGAAAGAATTTAAACGCGGTGAAAAAATCGTTATCAGATTACCTATTTATATATTTGATGATGTGCCACTTGATAACGGTTTACACCTGGCTTTAAAATCACATAAAAACAACAAGCAAATGGCTGGGTTTGACTTAGGTGCCAATACACCCCGCAACAAGTGGGTGGTAAAAGAATTTGTGTATGAAGTTAAAAATGACTTTACCTCTTTGGATGATAACTTATTCTTTATGTTCTCAACAAAGAACGGCCACTTTAAGATTGCTGAACCTTACATGGCTTATGGGAATACAGTACCTCAAACGTGGATGCCTAACGTTGAAGATTTAAGGCCAGCAGCAACAACAAACCTAAATTATCTACCTAATTCAAACTTTGAACACAAGCTATTACACTGGAGTACAAACGCCATCAACAATGGTTTAGAATTAAATTTTGTTAAAGGTATAGACAATTTCGGTGATGGTATTCAAATTATTGGAACTCCAACCGATACATTTCGTGGGTTGGTAAGTGATCAGTTTAAATTTAACGTTAAAAAAGATGATAAATATACAGTTTCTATGGATATGTTAAAAAATACTGAAAATGATATTGAAATAGAGTTTAAACTGTATCTATATAAAAACAATGAAATAGTTGGCCAACAGAACGAAGTAATGACAATAGGACTTCCAGGAATAAGCCAACGAGTTGCAACAACGTTCACGGCTGAATATGACTTTGACAGTTGCATATTTGCTATTTACAACAAACAAGACCAAGCTGTTGATTATTACTTGAATTGCTTGAAAATTGAAAAAGGTGAAGATGTAACACCATGGCAACCATCGTTAGAAGACTTAAAAGCCCATACGTTAACTACTAACGTTCGCTTTGAAGGTAAGTATGTGAATAAAAAGACAACTGGCGTTAAAGCTTATTTAGATGTATTTTACGACAATGTACAACTAACTGAAGGTTTTGTGTCAAGAATGAAGTATAAGGGCGCTGATCGTACAGATTGGAGCGAATTTGAAGAAGTTAGTATCAGTGAAGATGGCCACATCCCAGCGCTTGCCATACCAGATGGAGAACAGAACGGTGAACCAATAGAAATAGTGGTACTTACTACATGTAATGGTATTAGTAACTTAACTAGAGAAAGATTAGACGATAAGCCAGATATAGTAGAAATTACTGACATCCTGGAGAAATACAAAACGTTCGATCATACGATGGAGAACTTTAATTCAACAATTGGAGAGTTCAGAGAACAAGTTATAAACGGTGGTCGTAACTTGCTTAAAAACACATCTGAACTAACTAATGTACATGGAGTTATGAGTAACTGGCAAATGGCTGTTCAGAATGGTTCGCTAGTGTTTACAAAACATAATGTTGATGATAGTGAAGGGGTTTATTGTTTACTAATGGACTTCTTACAAACTGAATACCAAGACACTCAATTAACTTGGAGTGTTGATATTAAAGCAAGTAAAGATATTACATTCACTAGAATGGGCCAAGGTACTGGAGGAGTTAAAGAGGGAACATTTGAAATAACACCACAATGGCAACGTTTTTCACATACATTCATTAATAAATTTGAACGTGATATTACGTTCTATTTAGAGGGAATGCAAGGAACTTGCGAAGAAGGTGACAAGGTATATATCAGATTTCCTAAATTAGAGAAAGGGCCAATAGCAACGCCATGGACTCCAGCCCCAGAAGACTTAGACCTGGTAAAAGAACGACTTGAAAGTAGTATCAATCAATTAAAAGACAGCATTGACTTAACTGTTAAGAAAAACGAGGTAGTAAGTGCTATTAATTTAAGTGTTGAGAAAAACGCTGAAGGCCAAGACGAAGGCCTTGTTAAAATCAAGGGAACTATGATCGCTGATGATATCCATGGTAAAACATTTACTGGTAGTAAGTTTATTGTTGGAGAAACTGGTATCTTAGACAGCCAAGGTGCTAACCTTAGAATTAGTGCGCCACATAAGTGGGGTGAAAATGCTGGTTATGGTATGCAGTTCAGAGGTTCTGAAGGAGATGGACTTAACCAAGGGTTAAACATTTATAGGGTTGATGATGTAACGAACCCTAATAAACCGTTATATACACCCGCTGAAGTAGGGCTTTCAGTATTTGGAGAAATACAAGGCGGTTTTAGGGCCAGTGTATTCCCTGGTACTGGTAAGTTAACGGCCGTACTTGGTACAGCTGTAATGACTAATAGATATGGTGATACACCAGTAAGGGCCATCGGTGGTAATGGTAAACACGATACAACAAAAACGTTAAATCGTATATCTTGGATCGGGTTAAAAACTGGTAGAGGTGGCACTCATTTCTGGGTTAACGATGGAACGGGAACACAAGCTGACTATGCTGTTGCTGTTGGTAGGGCTGACTCTGATAAACGATTAAAAGAAAACATTAAAGATTGTGAACATAACGCTTTAGAAGTTGTTAACAAGCTTAAGTTTAAATCATTTGATTGGAAGCCAGATAAATTTGGATATACTAAGCCACATACTAATATTGGGCTTATTGCGCAAGAGGTAGAAAAGATACAAGCTGACTTAGTAGGTGAGAATGTAAACACGCTAACAATTGATGATTTCAGACTGTTACATATTACTACAAAGGCAGTACAAGAGTTATCAGCTGAAAACAAAGAGTTGAAAGCTGAAGTTAAGAGTTTAAATGCAAGGTTAGAACGACTTGAAAAACTATTAGAGGATAAATAAACAACTAATAAATTTCTAGGGTGGTGATGGCCATGCGGTGATTGATTAATATGTAAGAACAATTAAATTTTATAGAAAGGCGGTTTTTTAAAAGAAAATGCACATTACATTAACCGAATTAGGTAACCAATATTATGAACTATTTAACGATGCTTATATACATGCATTTGCGGGAGTAATAGTACTAGATATATTAACTGGGATGATAAAAGCTTGGGTGACAAAGACTTTAAATTCAACAATTGGGAGAAGGGGATTAATCGAACATCTAGCAGTACTTGTGCTAGGTGTAACGGTTTATCCTTATTTAAATTTCATAGGTTTTGAAGAAGTAGCAGCAACGTTTATATTCTTTTTTATAGCAACTTATGGATTGTCACTAATTGAGAACTTATCTGAAATAGGTGTACCATTCCCAAAAGGCTTGAAAAAGAGGCTTGAAAAAATAAAAGATCATTTCGATGAGGAGTGAAGCAATGGAAAAAATAATTAAATTCACGATAGAAAATACAACTAAAACTAGGGAAGTAGAAGACACATATTCTGAACTTTACTCACACGATAGAAACAATGGGCTTTTTGAGTTTGAGATTGCTAATGAGCAATTAGCTGGAAAGAATTTAATAGCATTATTCAAATTTGTAAAAACTGGTTCGTATTGGAAAACTGAAGCGGTTGTTGAAGACAATAAAGCTAAAATTAAGTTTGATACTAGCTTAATCACTCAAAACGAAAAAGTAATTTGTTTCATTTATGTAAACGAAGAAGTAAGAGATGCTGATATATTTAGGTTTAAATTTAATGTTAGGGTTTCAGAGATTGACAAAGCTAAACAATTGCCATTAAAAGAGCGTTTCTATGCACATGGACTAATTGTTGATAGGGTGGATGTACTTACTAAAGAAGACTTTGACAATGCTATTAAGGAAATTGAAAAAGGTAGTAAATTCCTAACAGAAGCCCAAGCGAATGAAAAGTATGCTTTAAAAAGCGATATACCTAACATTACTAATCTGGCAACAACAACAGAATTAGAAAAACGTGCTTTAAAGACTGAAATTCCAAACACTGAAACAATTGTAAATAAAGCAGTTGAAAAAGTTGAGAAAAAGGGATATTTAACCCAGCACCAGTCTTTAGCTGGATATGTCACTGAAGCCCAGCTGGAAGGTAAAAATTATTTAACCCAACATCAATCACTTAATGGTTACGTTACAGAAACCCAGTTGACTGAAAAGGGTTATTTGACTAAACACCAGGATATATCAAACTTAGCTACAAAGAAAGCTGTTGAAGCTGTTGAAAATAAAGTTACACAACTAGAGAACAGACCAGTGACATCAAGCTATGATGATAGCGAGATTAAACGTAAAATCAAAGAACTAGAAGACAGACCAACAACAGCTAATATAGATACTTCTAATTTTGTAACAACTACACAATTAGAGGATAAGCATTATTTGACGGAACACCAACCGTTAACTGATTATATAACTAAAAATGAATTAAGAAATAAGAATTACTTAACTGAACATCAAGACATATCCGGACTTGCTACTAAAGAACAGTTAGACGAACTTAGGAACAGTCAACCAACAGTTGACAACCTCGTTACTAAAGAACAACTTAGAAAGGCTTTCTTAAATGAAGAAGGTCAAGAGAAATACGTTGATTTAGATACTTTTGTAAGTGCAACCCGTGGTGTTTTGGGAAGTTCAACAAATGAAAAAGGTGTTGAAGAATATTTCAATGAAGTAACAACAGGACTTAGCGAAGAAGCTAAAGAAACATATATAGGAGATATCTACAAAAACGCAACAGAAACTAAAGTGTACCGTAAAAATGGTTTTACAAATTTTAAAGATATGATGTATACATTAGCTAAGATTTTTCCGGATAATTATAACTATAAAGATGAAAATCAACGTGTTGACATTCTAACAAATAGAAATTATCAAGATTATATAACATCTAGTGGGAATGTTGACACTAATGATTTTGCAACTAAAAAACAAATAGAAAACTTACAAGGAGAGATAAGTTTTAAATTAAATAAAGCAGATTCTCCCTTTTACTTTACAGGATTTAACAACGCTCGTGAATATTCACAAATAGCAAAAGGAAGTAAAAGTGATGATACATTATACGGGAGAGTATTCGTTAATGCTAATGAACGTAAAATTTACAGAGGTCGTTTTACTTTCACTGAATTAGATTTAGCTTTATATACGTTAGCTAAAGCAATTCCAGAAGGATATACTCCTGATTATGAATTTGGAGATAGTGATAATATTGAATTAATCACAAATAAAACAATTCAAAGATATTTACCAACCAACACCGGAAACACAGGAAACACAACCGAACTAGACAACCGCTTAAAAGTTCTAGAAGCGAAACAGTGGGAAATTCATGGACGAGGAATGCCGAATGGAGTAGTTACAGCACCTGTTGGAACGACATATGTTGACGAGGCGGTAACTAACGGTGCTTTAAAATGGATAAAGAAAACTGGAACAGGAAACACTGGCTGGGAGGTTCTGATTGGTGATACTGGGTGGAAAATACTTCCTTCTGTATCAAAACTAGGTAACTCATTTGTCAAAATAAGACGTGTTAACAATGTTGTATCTTATCAATTTGGCGGGCTTTCATGGGGTTGGTTCGGGATAGTCAGACGTGGTGGAGCAGGATATGTTCTACAGGGTTCTGATAGAGAACGAAATTGTTATATTATTCAAAATGGTGGGATTCCAACAGGATATAGAGCTGAAGCTTCACTTATTGGTAATATATATAATGATAAAGGCGTTTCTTATGGAACATGGTATTTAGGTGGAAATGGAGACTATAATCAACTAAGATTCCAGTTTACAGACCCTGTACCAACTGATAGAGATATTGGAGATATACGAGTAAGCTCTATCTCATATTTAACGAGCGACGCATGGCCGACAAATTAGGAAAGGAGGTGGAACAAATGATAAATTGGAAAGTACGTTTTAAGAATAAACGCTTTGTAATAGCATTTATAGCTGGTCTATTGCTATTAGTGAAGCAAGTATCTGTATTGTTTGGTTATAACCTAAATACAGAATTATTCAGCACCAACATTAATAATGTTGTCGATGCTGTTTTTTTATTACTTGGATTGTTAGGGATAGTTAACGATCCTACAACACAAGGTTTCAGTGATAGCGAACAAGCGCTAACTTATGAAAAACCAAAAGAATAATTATATTAAAAGGAGAACAACAACATGGCTGATATTTATAGTTCATATTTCAAACAAGGGATTTATTTTGCACCACCTAAAAACTCAATACGAGGAATAGTTTTACACAATGATGCAGGAGGTAACAGCGCCCGCCAATACGAAGGCTTTTTACGTGATAGAGTAAATAATGGAACTCTTGCTAATGGGTTTGCTGCTTATTACGTTGATAGAAACGATACGTTTGTATTCCAACCAGTAAATTACCAAGAGTGGCACACAGCAACTTACGAGGGGAACGCCAATTATATTGGGATTGAAGCTTGTCAATCAATGAGCGCATCTGATGAAGATTTCATTGCTAACGAAGATGCAGCGCTTATGATTGCTGGTGAGTTGTTAGAGTCTTATGGATTGCCAGTAAATGAAGATACTGTAAGATTACACCACGAGTTTAGTCCTACAGCGTGTCCACACCGTTCAATGGAATTACATGCGAATGGTGGTGCTTATTATGGGGCTGGAACTCAAAATTGTAAAGCTTATTTCATCGATAGAATTAAGAAACTAAGAAGCGGTGAAATAGAAATTGGAGATACTACAGATGTTGCTGAAGTAGTTGAAAAATCTATCCTGGATGAAGATGTTGAGTTGCCAAAAAGAGAGCAAGCTTATTATGAAGCAACAGTATCAATCGATTACTACTTAGAAAGCCAACCATCGCTAGATAGTGAAGATAAAGAGTTTGTCGCTGCTGGTACAAGAGTACGAGTT